TCTGCAATTGGAAGCCCAGAAGGTTCAGCAAGATTTTGCTATTGAGCAAGCCAAGCTTGAACTGGAGAAACAAAAGATGATTCTGGAGTCCTCCGCCAAGGCTGATGCTAACAACATGCGCAAGGAAGAATCTGCTGCTCGTATGCAGTTGGAAGGTGTCAAAACTGGCGCGGCTATTCGGGAATCCCAAGCCAAGCAGAAGTTTGACCAAGAAAGCTCCGGGGTAAAGATTGGAGCCCAGATAGCCAAAGACCAAATGGGTCAAACAAACCAAGGTGAACCATGATTCAAAACTTCGCCCGCGTATTGCGCGAACAAATACGCATTGACATGAACAACTATGCAGACGACTTGGCTGGTGGGGCCTGTGCGTCTTTTGATGAGTATAAAAAACTGTGCGGGGTGATTCAAGGCCTAGCCATCGCAGAGTCCCACCTATTGGTCTTGCTAAAGAAAGTTGAAGATTCAGATGAGTAACATCATTTTGCCTCCGGGGGTAGTAATGCCCGCGCCAATCCAAACGTCAGATAAACCTGACGCAGAAATGACAGACGCAGAAAAAGCCAAACAGCTTCCAGAACCCTCTGGGTACAAGCTGTTATGTGTGTTGCCCGCAATCGACGAAACGATTGAAGGCACAAACTTCCTCAAGTCAAAAGACATGATGAAGCGTGAAGAAGTAACCACAGCAGTTTTGTTTGTGGTCAAAGTTGGCCCAGACGCATATTCCGACAAAGAAAAGTTTCCTAGCGGCCCTTGGTGCAAGCAGGGAGATTTCATCATGGTTCGCACCTACGCAGGTACGCGATTCAAGATGTACGGTCAGGAAATGCGCCTCATCAACGATGACCAAGTGGAAGGTGTTGTGCAAGACCCCCGTGGAATCACCCACGTTTAAGGAGATACCATGTCCGAGTTTAAATTCCCAGATGAGTTGGAAGACGACAAGACAGTTGAAATTGAATCTAACGCAGATGAGATTGAGATTGAAGTCGTAGACGACACTCCTCCAGCAGACCGAGGCCGTAAAGCCTTGGAAAAGGAGGTTGAAGACCCCACCGATGAGGAGATTGCTTCATACGGTGACAAGGTAAAGGTGCGGATTAAGGAATTAACCCACGCCCGACACGACGAACGCCGTGCAAAAGAAGCTCTCATGCGTGAAAAGCTGGAGCTTGAGAACATGGCAAGGCAAGTTGTTGCTGAAAATCAACAATTACGCAAGCATGTCAGCGACGGAAGCCAACAATTTCAGCAACAATCCGTCCAATTGGCAGAAAACGAGCTAGAAAACGCCCGGAAGCAGTATAAAGTTGCCCAAGAGGCGTTTGATTCTGATGCTATACTGGCTGCGCAAGAAGCGTTGCTTGAAGCAAAGATGAAAATCGCTGCTATCAAGGGCTCTCGACAGCAAATCCGTCAGGAAGAGCGTGAAGAGGCCCCGCGACAAGTCCAACAGCCAACTGAAACCAAGGCAGATGCCAAAACCTTGCGCTGGCAAGCAAAAAACCAGTGGTTTGGTTCTGAGGGATTTGAAGAAGTTACCAGCTACTCACTAGGGCTGCACCAAAAACTAGTGAATTCGGGTGTAGACCCGCGCAGTGACGAGTATTTTGAGACTATAGATACTCGCGTACGAGACAAGTTCCCAGAGGTATTTGGGAATGAGAAGTCTAAAGAGTCTTCCAGACGACCTACTTCGGTTGTTGCGCCCGCTGCTCGTTCATCGGGCGTAAAAAAGGTTCAGATGACTAGCACCGCTATGGCGTTGGCTAGGAAGTTTGGATTAACCCCGCAGCAATACGCTGCTCAAGTAGCTAAATTGGAGGCCTCAAATGGCAACTCGTGATTCTCGTGACCTATCCACCCGTGAAAAAGGTGCTCGTTTTGTTTATCGGCCCTCTAGCGCATTGCCAGACCCGAACCCTATCCCCGGTTTCACACACCGCTGGGTTATGACTCATCTTCTTGGTCAAATTGAACCAACGAATATGTCTCGCAAACTCAGGGACGGATATGTTCCATGTAAGGCAGTTGATTACCCGGAGCTAATGCTTCAAGGTAACGAAAAGACAGGCAACATTGAAATTGGTGGTCTCATGCTCTGCAAGATACCCACTGAAATATCTGAAGGCATGTCTGAGTACTACACCGGGCAATCGCAAGCGCAGATGGAAGCGGTAGACAACAGTTTTATGCGTCAGAGTGACCCGCGAATGCCGTTGACTATGGAAAAACGTTCTACCTCAACGCGTGGACGGATTTAAATTTTATTTTTAGGAGTCCTTTATGGCTTACCCTGTTGTATCAGCACCTTATGGGCTGTTGCCGCAGAACCTAATTGGTGGTCAAGTATTTGCAGGTTCTACCCGCATGTACCCCATCCAGTATGGTTACGCGACTGACATCTTCTACGGTGATTTCGTTGTTCTATCCCGTGGTCGCCTCCAAAGGGCTTCCGTTTCTACTGGCACTGGTCTGAACCAGACCGTCGGTATTTTCTTGGGCTGTACTTACACCAACCCCACGACTAAGCAAAAGTTGTTCTCTCAATATTGGCCCGCAAGCACCATTGCCGGTGACTGCCAAGCCTATGTTTATGATGACCCTGATGCTGTGTTCAAAGCGGTTGTGTGTAGTTCCGGTACTACTGTTTCTTCTGGCGCTATGGCGATGATTGGCACTAACCTGTCAGCCATCAACAACACCGGCAGTACTAACACCGGTAACTCTGCCAACGCAGTTCTGGCTCCTTCGGCTACTCCTGTTACCACTACTCTGCCTTTGCGCATGGTTGGTCTGGTTCAAGAGACCTCAGTTTCGCTGGGTACTGCAACTTATAGCAGCATTTCTACCGCTACTGTGACTTGCTCGGCTCTGCCGTTCGCGTTGCCAGTCGGCACTGATGTTGGTTCGCTTGCCGCAAACGGTCAATTTGTTGCCAGTAATTCTTTTGTAGCTACTGCTGCCGCCGCTGGTGCAACATCGTTTGTACTAGACCAAGCTCCTGTTGCTACATTGAACTCGACCATCGTGTTCACCCAGTATCCTGAAATCTTGGTTAAGCTTAATCAAGGTCTCCACGGTTACTACTCTGCCACTGGCGCATAAGGAGTTAAATCATGGCTATTTCACGCGCACAACTATTGAAAGAACTCCTTCCCGGACTTAACGCTCTGTTTGGTCTGGAATATGCCCGCTACGGCGAAGAGCACAAGGAAATCTATGAGACCGAGAAATCGGAACGTAGCTTTGAAGAAGAAACCAAACTCGCTGGCTTTAGTGCTGCACCGGTGAAGAACGAGGGCCAAGCCATTGCTTATGACAATGCGCAGGAAGCTTTCACTTCCCGTTACAACCACGAAACCATTGCGCTGGGCTTCTCCATCACTGAAGAGGCAGTGGAAGACAATCTGTATGACAGCCTGTCTGCCCGCTACACCAAGGCCTTGGCTCGTGGCATGTCTTACACCAAGCAGGTTAAAGCAGCATCTGTCATCAACAACGGTTTCTCCTCGGCTTATATCGGCGGCGACGGCGTTGCTCTGTTCAGCACTGCTCACCCTCTGGTGAATGGCGGAACCAACAGCAATCGTCCTACCACTGGCGCTGATTTAAACGAGACTTCCTTGGAAGCCGCCGTTATTCAAATCGCTGGCTGGACTGACGAGAAGGGCCTGTTGATTGCAGCAAAGCCTCGCAAGCTGATTATCCCCGTCAATCTGATGTTCGTTGCTACCCGTCTGTTGGAAACCAGCCTCCGTGTTGGCACTACCGACAACGATATCAACGCGCTGAAGAACAATGGTTCTATCCCCGAAGGCTACACTGTCAACCACTTCTTGACAGACACCAACGGCTGGTATCTGACCACTGACGTGCCTAACGGCCTGAAGCACTTTGAGCGTATGCCCCTGACCAATAGCATGGACGGCGACTTTGATACCGGCAACGTCCGTTACAAGGCCCGCGAGCGTTATTCGTTCGGCTGGTCTGACCCACTGGGAATCTTCGGTTCTCCCGGTTCGTCCTAAGCTAGGGTTATCCCCTGCTGAGAGAGGCCCCTTCGGGGGCCTTTTTTGTTGCACGTCGTTTAAATCCGTGCTATATTGCACTCACTCCGGGGTTACCGGCGTATCAAACCAGTCCCGGCTGGACGACATACCGATTGATGCGCCTCACTTGTATGTAAGGACTCATCATGGGATTCGCTACTCACCTTGGCCCTTGGCTCTTGGGCACGGTTAAAAACACCACCGGCACTACCGCTGGAACTATCCAAAACACCGGCGTTACCCTAGTCTCTCAGACTAAAAAAGTGGTTTATACCGGCACTGTAGCCGCAGCCACTGCAACCACCACGCTGTTCACCATCCCTGCTGGCGCTCAGATTGTCAGTATTTTCATTGACACCTTAGTGGCATTCACAGGCTCCACCGCAGCCAACGTG